CCGTTTGGGGCGCGTTGTTGTGTTGTTGATTATTGACCGATACAAACAGGGGTGTCGCCATTGAGTACCCACCTGTCGCCGTCAGAGTCAGTTACCATCCACCCATCACCCTCACGCTTTGAGGCCTCTTTCAAAGCTGCTTTTGCTGTCTTATGGGTTGACTAACCCCTGATTCCGTAACAATTCCAAACTTTGTAAACCGTTTTCTGTGTCTCGTTTTTCATTTCCACCTTTCCGCTCCTATCGGAGCTGTTGTTTTATTTACTGATACACAAGCTACCATAGCGCATAGAATAAATCAATCACTATTCTTTTTTTCTTCTTTTTTTTTCTTTTGTTCTTTTGAGCAAATGCCTATAAACATTGCCTCAAATCGCTATAAATTATTTTTAGAAATATATTAAATATATTCTGTCAACTCTTTTTTTCTTTTTTTTATCTTTTATTCAGGCTGTTTTTCCGCCGTTTTTTCAGGCTGTTTTCCGGCTGTTTTTTTGGTCAATTTTAGCAGGCCAAAAGATGCGACAACTCTTTTTTGGTGTCGCTATTTGTCGCGTGATTTCAAGACCTGTTTTTCGTTTTTGGCTTCGGGAAAATCCGCAATGAGCTGTCACAACTGTCGCGTTGTCGCATGGATAAATCCTATTTTTACATGGTTTTACAAGTAGTTTGATAATCAACGACTTGTAAAAAATCTTGTTTTTTTGTGACAAAGTGTGACACAATGCGACAATCAGCGACAAGACCTAATATAGTGATAAGTTGTGACAGTTAGTGACAGTATGCGACAGTTAGTGACACGTGTGACAGTGACGCGACACATAATATAATTATATATAATTATTAGTATATATATACATATACTCTCTCTTAGGCTCTGTCGCCATTTGTCGCGTGTTCTGGAGATTTCTGTTCTGTTCTGTAGGGGCGGAGGCGGGAGCTATTGCTTCTCAAAATTGAGAACTTACAGTGGTCTCCGGCGGCCAATTCGTTAATCCGTTAATTTGTTAGTTGCGCCTAACTCTCTCGATTGTCTCAACTGTCTCATTGTGTCTCGTGATACAGGAGTGAGACACGTGATACAGTTCAAGGGTTCCCTTGTGATGTCGCGAACCTCGACAACGTATCTCGTAGTTCTGTTGGTTTTCGTTTTGTTGGGTTTTGGTCTCGATGCCCAGGCCCAGGAGATTCGCAGCCGAACGAAAAAAAGGAAACGGGACTCTCATGACTCCGAAAAGTTTGCCAGCCCACCCGGTCCGGACGCGCGCGCGTTATCACGGTAGCTCCTTCGCCTTGCGACAGGTTTTTAAGGAAACGGGACTCTTGACATGGGTGGGTGGTGGTGGTATGGTTCTGGCTATGAAAAAAGAAGATGGTGAGCGTAAGAATTGTATTGACATGTTAAAGATTCCTCCTGTGCCTGCGAACGTAGTAAATAAAGAGGCTACGGAAGCTGAGAATGTGAAGTGGGTGTATAATCATTTGGTGTCTGGGAGTGATTTGGACGGGTGTCCGTCGCCGGGTGCTTGGTTGGAGTTGCATTTGTGCAGGATGGATCCGGGGTATTTGTTAGAGTTCATGAAGGGGCCTCGGTTGAAGTTATTGACTCCGCCGAAAGCGGCAGCGGACATAGGGAACAAGAAGGTTTTGGACGGGAAGCCGACTATAGACTTGATTGACAAGATTTTGGAAATAAAGAGGAAAGCCAATGACAGAAACACAAAGCATTTTCGGGCATGAAGTACAGGACTGTGTATGTTTGGTTACGGTTGTTGAAGAGAGAGTAAGGAATCTGACTGGCAATCTGGTTGATTTGCCTGAAGGAGTGGAGTTTCAGGAAGTGAACGCTAATTTGATGTTAGCGGTTAGGCATTTGGAAGACTGTCGGAGCAGGTTATTGAGAGCGAACCAATTGGCCGGTGAGGAACAATGAGTGGTTGCTTGGGTTTGTTAGAGAACAAGTATTACGATTTAGTACCGAAGGATCATTTCGCGAATTTGGAGTATCGGAAAGAGATGTTATTGATGGCGGGGCGCGATGATTCGGTGGCGGCGCAGTTATTCACGATGTGTTCAGAGGATCCGTTATTTTACATAAACACGTTTTGTTGGACTTATTCGCCGAAGGACAGTGTGTCGGGTTATCCGGTGACGCCGTTTATCACATACGAATTTCAAGACGAAGCGATAATGACGATATTGGACTGTATCAACAAAGGAAACGATGCAGCAACGCCGAAGTCGAGAGATATGGGAGCGTCCTGGATAGGGCTGACGGCGATTGAGTGGTGTTGGCATTATCGGGATTACCTGTCTTTTTTGGTTGTATCGAGGAAACAGGATTATGTTGATGACAGTGGAGATCCGGCGAGTTTGTTTTGGAAGATAGACTTTCTGCACCAGAACCAACCGAGGTGGATGTTACCGAAGGGCCGGTGTACGCCGAATGAATCGGGCCGACGATTGATGCACTTGGCTAATGAGGACAACAAGAGCGTTATTGACGGGGACAGTACTACGGGGAACGTGGGAGTTGGAGACAGAAGAACGGCGGTTTTCATTGATGAATTTGCGGCTTTCCCTACAGATGACGGTTACGCGGTGTTGCGAGGGACAAGAGACGTAACTGCCTGCCGGATATTCAATTCTACGCCGCGCGGACAGAACGCTTTTTACGATGTGTGTACGAAGACTTCCGCAAAAGTGATAAAGATGCACTGGAGTCGGCATCCCATGAAGTGTGACGGGATGTATCAAGGCAATAAAGAGACTGGTGAGATCAAGCTGTTTGATAAGTTCAAGGGCGCAGTTGAGGTATTTGAGAGAGGCGAGAAGGAATCAAGGACGGTCCAGTTTCCAAAAGACTATCCTTTCATTGTGGATGGTAAGATTCGTTCGATTTGGTATGACGTACAATGTGCTAGGTGTGCGAGTGTTACGGATATTGCGCAGGAATTGGACATAGACTTTCTGGGGAGTGATTATCAGTTCTTTGATGCAGCATTGATCGAGATACTGAAAACGAAGTATTGCAAACCTCCGGTATTGGTGGGGGATTTGGAATGGAACGATATAACGTATGAGCCTAAGCGGTTTGTCGAGAATCCAAAAGGGAAGATGGAGCTTTGGTGTCAGTTGGATGGAAGAGGCCGTCTTCCGAGTGATCGAAAGTTCGTTGTCGGTTCTGATGTGTCGGCGGGGACAGGTGCAAGTAACTCTGTGACGAGTATAGTTGACGAGAGAACAGGGGAGAAGGTCGGAGTCTGGCGCGATTCAAACACAATGCCGACACAATTTGCACAAGTGAGTGTAGCTATAGCCAAGTGGTTCAATAAGGCCAAGATGATTTGGGATAGAAGTGGGCCTACGGGCGAAGTCTTTACAAAGACGGTAGTGACGCATGGTTACGGGAATGTTTATTACAGGCGAAACGAGAAGAAGTTTTCAAGAGATTTGACGAATGAGCCTGGGTATTACTTGAACCCGCAAGCGAAAGCGGCTGTGTTTGAGGATTACAGAGACGCGCTGAGTAAGCACTTGTTTATCAACCGGTCAGAGAAGGGTATGAGCGAGTGTTTGCAATTTATTCGTTGCCAAGATGGTAGTATTGAGCATAGTATGGCGTTGACTTCGCAGGATCCGTCGGGAGCAAGGACGGCGCACGGTGATGAAGTTGTCGCTGATGCGCTGGCCAGTTTAGCGAGGGCGGAGATATTTGAACAAAAAGAAGCTGAAGGCCCGGAGATGCCGGTTGGGTGTCTGGCTTATCGGCAACAACAAAAAAGGATAAGGGAGGAAAATGAAAAAGTTGATAAACTTGGTAGTGGTTGGTAGTTTTGTGATATTGGTGTCGGGTTGTGCGACATCCAGTACAGAAGACATGACGAAGATTGTCACGGCTTATTATCAGCAGCAAAGGACTTACGAGACTGTCAAGTTGGAAGGTGCAAGCGAAATCACTATCAAAGGTTCCAACATTAACTTTGTTATTGCAAACCAGTTGCCGCCTGTGTCAATATACCCGCGAGATCCAAGTACGTTGTCAACGGTTGTTGATGGAGTTGCAAGGCTTGGCGGAATATTGGGCGCGGCTTATGTTGGTAACGGGTTAGTCAATGCTGTTGCTGCACGGCCTCAAGTGGTAGAGACTAGACCGGAAATAGTTAGACCGGAGATCATAACACTACCGGCACAATAAGGATTTGAATATGGATGAAGAAGGATTAGGAATAAACTTTGGGCATTTGAGAAGCGCTGTTGATTGGAGTATTCAGCAATTGGCTACTCCGAAGCAGAAGAGACTTGATGCTATAAAACAGTATGTCGGAAATCACTATGCAGAAAAGGGATCCGATAAAGTTGTTCCAACAAACTTCTTAGAGTTGGCTTTAACGATTTACGTTCAGCAACTCGCCGCGAAAGCGCCTGCGGCCCATGTCACAACGCAGATAGAGCGGTTGAAACCGTGGGCGCTTTCCACCGAATTAGCACTGAATCAACTTCCTGACGAACTGAAATTGAGTAGCACCTTAAGACGTTGTGTTATTGAGGCGTTGTTCAGCTTTGCAGTAGTCAAGATCGGTTTGTGTTCTTCCGGAGAGTTGTATCAAGGGCATGATTTGGGCAAACCTTTTGTTGATTTGGTATCTTTGGACAATTATTTCTGCGATATGTCGGCCAAGAGTAGGGCCGCGATAGACTTTGAGGGCAACGATTATTGGGTGACTCAGGCAGAAGCCAAAGCGATGTTTGGCAAGAACGATATCGAAGCTGATCCGTTCACGATAACAGGGCCGTCCGGAGAAGAGAAAGCGGAAGGCATAAGCACTGATGAAGGGGCAACTCTTTACCAAGAAAAGGTTTGGTTGCGGGATGTGTGGCTGCCAAGAGAGAATGTTGTGTTGACCTATGGAGTCACCAGTAAAAAGATTTTCAGGGTAGTGAAGTGGGACGGTCCTGAAGGTGGCCCGTACAGGATGCTTGGTTTTAGCGATGTGCCTGACAATCTGTTGCCTCTTCCTCCTGTAGCGTTGTGGAGAGATTTACATGAGTTGGGCAATACTTTGTTCAGGAAGCTAGGCAGACAGGCAGATGCAAAGAAGACTGTTGCTGCTTTTAGTGGTGGTAATAATGAGGATGTCGAGGCTTTAAGAAGGGCTGCTGATGGTGACGGAATACGTTATACAGGACAGAAGCCTGAACAGATTACGGTAGGCGGTATAGACAATTCAACGCTGGCTTTTTATTTGCAAGTTCGTGATTTGTTTAGTTATTTTGCCGGAAACATAGATGCGCTTGGCGGACTCTCTCCTTCTTCCGATACTTTGGGGCAAGATCAAATGGTTTCGGAGGCTGCGAACTCAAGAATAAGTTACATGAGAGATTGCACTACAGCTTTTGTGTCTGATATATTCAAGACTTTGGCTTGGTATATCTGGACAGATCCAGTAAGAGAG